TTTCCACGAGTTCCTTTTACTATCAGCTTCCCAATCACTGCCACAACGGGCTTCCATCAGGTATAAGAGAATGGTCGGAAAGGGCAAGCGCCGCCATGTCAGAAGACACGTTCATCCCAGAAGGTTGTACCGCCCTCAAGGTCTAATAATGCTTCCACAACCGGTTCTCGGTTGATGCCGCTGTCTAGCGTGCCACCAGCGTACCGCGTGTTATCGGTTCTCCATGACACGTCCAACAGTTCAGTCAAATACTTGACACCTCTCTTCTCAAATCCTGGCCACGTAGTTTGTACGTAAGCAATGTAATCGTCGATCAATGGGTTGCCGATCCCAGCTGATGCGATGATGTCAACTAACCGCCCTAGGTCATAAAGAGCCTTGGGTGCCTTACCACCAAAACGAATTTGATCCGGCGTCACGATGTACTTATCCAGAATTTCTTGGAACTCGTCGCTTGCGGGCCTTTCGGTTTGCAGGAAACTGTCCAATGCGCCTGCGGGATTACCGAAGGATGCATAACTCTGGACCTGGAAGTTGCGCTTTAAGAAGAATGTCATGTCATGATGCTCAATGGAGTTACCCATCAATTGTCCGACATAAGTCCGGGGAACCGGATCACAAAGTTTCGTCTTATCAGGGTGAAGGGACATGCCAACAGCACTGAGAGTGTCAGCTGCTTCACCAAAGATGAACTTGTCCATCTCCTCAATCGTAACATCCTTGTGAACTGAGATACCATCGTCTGACAAAACCATCTGGAGTGTCGGTTGCCAAACATAGTCCTCGGCCCACCAATGGTACATGGCGAGGTGAATCACGCTACCAACAAATTGAGTGAGAGGGTGGCCCGAGGGCAAACCCTGTCGCAACATCATCTTGTGAGTAGCAGTTAACTGAAGGTGACCTTCCTTTGTCAAGATGAACAGGAGTGAACCGATAATGTTACGGAACTCCGGCATGTGACTCAGGAAACCACTCTCCCAGAACGCATCGTACACAGCGTCGAGTACACCTTTTGGAATACTACGATCGAACTTCTTGATGTCTTCAGCCACCACGGCTGTCGCATCAACAAGGGCTTCACCAAAACGTACGGACAGGTCGGGAATGCTGGACCACGCAATTTCGCTGTTCCTTAGATTGGGGGTTAGATTGGCCGTAGCAACGGCACCAGGGCCTTTCCAATACAATTCAGCAGCGTGAATGACACGGTCCGGAGGGCGCATAAACATTCCGTAGACGATCTTATTGGCGTTAGGCACTTTACCCGGAGGGGTTAGAGCCAACTCTTCCAACTGATCTCGTCCAACGGCTGCAACAAGCTTAAACAACTGCTCCTTAAAGTTGGGCCAGTCGACGGTGGTATAACGTTCCTCTGAGATCGGCATCCAGTATGGGTGCCCAGAGTTACGGTTCCAATTCATCTTACCGAACCACTCTGGAGTGTCAGAAATCTTAACTTCTTGCGCTCCTTGCATGTGAGTGTCAAGTTCCTGGAACACTGAGATCGCCGCGTCAAGAAAACGGGACAACCCGGCTTCGGTGGGTTCACCGAGGGGCCTTTCAGCATTATACCATGACAGTGTCTCAGCCATGGGGAACGGGTCAACCGCCGCTTTGGAAACAAAACCACTGTTATACTCCTTTTCTGCTTGCCAGTAATGCCAAGTCGGGAAATGGGTTTTGCAGAAGTCCATGTAATCTTCAAACGGCTTCAGTACTTTTCGTCTTCCAGCTTGTGCCTGATTCGTGTTCAACTCGATAAGTTCGCGGCCCATCAGTGTGAGGTTATAATCCTCCGACGGTTTCCACGCTTGCGAGGTGATGCGGGTCAGACGGCTGAAGTTGGTTCTGACAGTTTGCTCTTCTAGATCAATGCCTAGTCGGAGCAGTTCTCTACCAAATGGGCTTGACAGGAAACGGTTAGACGCCCGTTCCACGTCCCCAATGGTGACTTCATCCTTGTCAGCTGTTCTAGGAATTCTAAATCCCTCCGTTACCGCGTGGAACCCACGGCAACTCGACAGCATCTGGGCCTATTGAGAGATGGGATACCGCATCCTCGAACGTATCGTAGAATGGACCCGCTACTCCAGCATGGATCATACCGAGATAATAACCAGACAACGCGATGGTTCTAGACACCACGGCCTCCTTCGACTTGGCTTTGTCAAAGAAATCATCTACCCGGTCAACGATGTCGCCGTAGGATAATCGAACGTACCCAATTCGTCGACCTGATTCACGTGCTTTGTCCAACAACTCTTTGTCGAAATGACTTACAGTGATAGGAGCGCTTGAAGCAATAACTGCAGAAGCAGCTGCATTGTACCTCTTACCTACCTCTTCGTCCTTAAAACGATGGGCAGAAACATTTGCACTCGTGTAACTGTTCGATGAATCGATCAGCTCTGCCACCTCAATCATTTCCGGGAAGTACTTCAGTACATCCTCCTTGTCCATTTCAGGGTCAAGAACCCCTTCATGAGACTCGGCGAATGTTGATTTGCCATGGTACGCCCCGCCAAAGATGTGGATCTTACCGTCTCTCAAATTTTCCAGTGTCGGCCGCTCTTCTTCCTCAAGAAGATGAACGCGCTCCTTCGCTGGGACACTCATCAATGATGCGAAATTGCCGATCTCACAACGTCGAAGTTCAATAGCGTCGACAGGAACATTTCCAGGTTCGCGAACGATCTCAAATCCTAATGCGCGTTTGATTACGCTTAGTGAGAGCTCGTGCGTGATTGGAAGCAATGATCCGGGTTTTACGTATGTCCAGTATTGGTGGCGCCAGTACGGTACATATGATTCCGGAAGGACCATTGTGTCCTCTGAAGGGAAGTGGGGGTTGGGATTGAGCATCACGCATTCCGCGCTGTGCAATTTCCCACCCCGTAGTACTACCTTGAAACAGAGGTTATTCACTCCTCTTGTTCCCCGAACAAACCAGATTGAAGCATCATAAAGATTGTCCACAAACGGGCTGTCCGGATAAAGGCTCTGTTGGTTAACAGCACTCGGACCGCTCTCTTGACTGAATACCGGTCCCGCTGCATCTGGCGGTGTGACCAACGATGCAGTTTCGAGCGCATGGTCACGGGAGATGGACCCGGGGTAAGCGGAATCCTGCGAGCTGTGCTGCTCGGAGCCTGTCGACTCATTCTCAATCTCAA